GCCACCAATTCCTCTATCAGCCTTCTGTTCCTGTTCGCTGCTTTCGCTGCTTCGATCAGTGCTCTGCCGTGCAATTCCATCACCCAGCGCCACGAATAGTTCAGCTTCACCGCGACCTCTTCCCACGTCATGCAGTCCAGGTAATACAGATGCAGGACGTTCTGCAGATCGCTCTGCTCTACCTGGCTGATAAGCGCAAGCGCTCTCTTCTGCACCCGTTCCAGCTTAGCGATTTCTGTCAGGATCTCCTCAGAATATGCCACGTATTCCGACATGGCATCGGTCTGGGTATCGCTGTGGACTCCCGTCTCGCTCAGCAGCTGCGTGGCGCTGGTGACTTTCGCGAATGCTCTCTCTCTTGATTCCTCCAGCATCTTGATACGGCTGTCCAGCTTCCTGCCCTGTCTGAGCATCTGCTTGACGTCTTTTGGTGTATACTCTCTGTGCTTACTCAATTCGCTTCACCTCGATACCGACCTTCTGACAGGATTCCAGGAACGCCTGAAGATCTGTAGCCAGTGCTGCTTTGAACATCGGAGAGAATTCGCGGTCTGTATATTCTTTTCCGAAGACCAGGACCTCCGCACCATTACGGTTTGCATTTGCTCCGGCAAGAAGCCTCGCTTCTTTCATTCCCGGGTTCGTCCGGATGATATACACATCACCGGTGAATGGGATGTTGTCCCATTCTACAGTCGACCGAAATGAATCATACATATCATTCGCAAGGTATCTCGCTACGCTGTTGCCCCTTTCTTCCTCCGAGTAGGTCAGCGCTCCGGCTATCCTGTCAAGGTCGTACACGATATCCCCTGGCTTCATATGTTCTTTCACCCAGGAGGTCTTTCCTGTTCCCGGTAGTCCTGTAACCAATATAATCATCTATCACACTCCTATCAGCATAAGCACGATGTCAACAGCCACAATACAGATTACGGCGATGTCCATGGTGATGACCACCTTCTCAAGTCCACTGGCTCTTTCCTTTTCCACATACGGAACCTCTATAATCATGTCAAAGTTCTCCGCGTGTTCAATGCGTGTAGTGCGATGGTAGTAGTAGTCAAGCAGACCGTTCACGCAAGCATTACCCATGTACCCATCAACACAATTTTTCTTACGTATTTCTTTATTTTCCTGTGCTGCCAAAACCTCTAACACCTCTTTCTGTTTCGCTCAGTTCGCCAACGATCTCGATGTCTTCATACAGGACCGGGACGATAACCAGTTGACTGATCTTGTCACCACGGATAATCTTATAAGGAACTGTGCTGTGGTTGTACAGCTTGACCGCGATGGATCCGGTGTACCCTTCATCAATCAGCCCCGTGCTCGTGATCCCGTTCTTCACATTGAGTCCGCTCTTCGATACCAGAAGACCCGCCGTTCCTCTCGGGAGTTCCACATGGACCCCAGTATCGATGATCCTGCTGGAGTGAGCTGGAAGGTATACGGTCTCCGGAGATCTCAGGTCAAGTCCTGCATCTGTATCATGCGCCCGTGTCGGGATATACGCATCTTCATCAATCATTACTTTCATTCGTCTTCCCCTCCTGTTCCTTGTTCCATGCCTCGATGGCATTTTCCATGCCAATGAACAGCATTATGCTTCGTCTGCATTTACATTTAAGGTAATACACTTTGTCATTCGCGGTGTCGTAGTAATCCCGTGTGATCGTTGGGACCTGCCCGCATTTACGACAAGGCCTCAGTGCTTTGGCATATACCTTCCCAACTGCCATTTTAATAATGCACCTCCCTTCGTCGATGCCTCACCGCTTCGCCGGTGACAGGCTGCACATTCATGGTAATACCTGATACGTCCGTCTGACTCTACGGAACAAATCCATACTCTCTTACTTCTGCACTGCGGACATGGTTTTAATTTCATGAGTTTTCCACCCTCCAATTCCACGCCTTGATTGCTTCTTCCGTGGTGTCTTTTGTCGGCCCGGTTGTATAACACTCACCACACCGAATCCAATAAATTTCTGACAATAATCCGTCATAGGTTAAATTGAGTTTTTCTCCGCAAAAAGGACACGGTTTTAATTCATTCGCCATCACTCTGTCCCTCCTGTGATCCCATAAGTCCAGTACAGTTCATCCCTTACTTCCTGGAGAGACTCATCGATCAGCATCTTGACTCTTTCAGTCTGTGGACGGTCGAGCCAGCGTTCTTTGAATTCTGCCTTTGCCTTGAGATAGTCTTCTTCGTCGGTATCTCCACAGATATACCAGTCGAACTCGTGGATCAAACAAAGCACGTCATAGATCAGTGCTGAAATCTCCCTGTCCTCGAAAGCATTCGGGAGCTTAGCCCGCGTCCACTCATCTCTGAATCCATAGATCTCATCCCTGAGTCTGGTGTCTAAATAAGAAAAATGTCCTCCGCTCATTTAATAATCCTCCTTCTTCCCAATTGCAAAACCGCAGTTCGGGCAGAACCTGTAGACCGGATCATTGACACCAAACCCGCAGTGCCCGCATGTGTAAGTATCAAATTGCTTTCCGTATCTGCCCTTACGAAATGTCGGTTTCACCGGCTTCGCTTTATCTCTCTCGTATCTGAGTCTGTTGAGCACCCGGTCCTTGTAAGGGTCGTCTATCCCCAGATCCTCGACCCATTTGATACAATTATCAAAACTATCCATCAAGCCATAGTTGCTCATCTTATCACCTCCTAACAGATCTCGTCCACATCGCCGGATCCTGTGATCCGGATCACTGCTTTGCCATTCAGGTCCTGGAAGAGCCGACGGGACTCCGGGTCATCTCTCAGTCTCCAGAGGATGTTCCGGAATGCCCTCTGTCCCTTCTGTCCATGGATGGTCCTCATCACCGATGGGATACGGTCCTCCACCATCCGGCATATATCCTCGAGTGCTTTGATATAACCTTCCTCATACTTCTGCTGGTAGGTGTCGTCCTGCATCCGGAACTCCAATGGACCATAGACAAGCGCTTCGAGTGGTACGTTCAGGGCATCGGACAGCACCTGCAGGACCGCCACAGTTATGCCGGTATCATCAGACTCCAGTTTGGAGATATAGCTCTGATTGAGTCCGCACTTCTGTGCCAGTCTCATCTGGGTCAGGCCACGCAGCTGCCGGTAATGTTTGACCCATCTGCTCACATCTGCCGTCATGGTATCACCTTCTTCATCCATTCCTGGAGCCTTCCCCAGTCATGCTTCTTTGCACAGGCCACGATCTGGACAGCCTCCTTGATCAGCTCCGTGCCGTGGATCACGATGGACTCCATGATGTCCGCATTGTCTAGGTCATCCGCTCTGACTCTCTCCCAGAACTTGACCATGTTCTCCCGGATGATGATCATCTCTTCCCTGGCTTCCTCGACCTCTTCCTTGATGACCGCATAAGCCTGGTGGTCGTCCACGAACAGTCCATGCTCTTCAATGATCCGTGCCAGCTCGTCGTCTATCAGTGCTTCGATATGTAATTCCTTTGCAGATTCCATTTGATTACCGCCCCCTTCTTAGTCATTGCCATCCTTCCGCACCAGTGACAGTCTGCACACTCACAGTGATACCGCCATACATGGTCTGTGAGTGACAGTGCCATCCATATCCTGTCGCCCCTACAGTACGGGCACCGCTTCGGCTTCACTTCTCTGCCTCCCTCCAATCAATCGCAAAACCGCAGTTCGGGCAGAACCTGTAGACTGGATCATTGACACCGAATCCGCAATGTCCGCAGGTGTATGTATCAAACTGCTTTCCGTACTTCCCTTTCCGGAAGGTCGGCTTCACCGGCTTTGCTTTGTCTCTCTCATACCGGAGCCTGGCCAATACCCGATCTTTGTAATCGGGATCTTTGACCTCCAGCTCCTCGACCCATTTGATGCAGTTGTCGAAGCTGTCCATCAGCCCGTAACTTTTACTCACCACTCATCCTCCTGCTTATATATCCATTTCGATGCGACTTCTCTTCCTGGTCGATTCACGACCATATCGATCATATCATGCAAAGCGAGATCTCTTTCGATGTCTCGCCGAGTTCCAAATGAGCTTACATAAACAGTGTCACCCGATGTGATAATACCGCTGAAATTAGTTCCCTCTATGACAAATTCGACATCATCATTCAACTTATATGATCGCTTCACAGATGCTTTGAAAAAAGGCTCCAGCATATCCCAATCCTGTTTGCTGATCTCTCTATAGGTTTCACCTTTTGAAATAGACAACAGCAAATTATCCTCACGAGGTTCCGGAAAAATTTCGTCTGCGCTTATTGTTTTGGAACCATAATAATTATTTATGGCTTGAACCAGCTTTTCTTTTTCTTTCTTAGTCATTTTGCACCTCTTTATTTCTCCGGCAAATCAACGGGATTTCTTTGAGAAACTTCAACGAATGCACCGCCTCTACGGTGATAGCCGGAATACTCGAAAGATATCGCTTGTAAAATGCTGTCTTCGTCAAGTACCACACTTTTTACTTTGATTCTTAACCCTTTCTTGTACCCGGCCGGATCGCCTTCAAGAACCGGGACGTATTTTCCTTTCATTGCCCTCCTCCTATTCGTACGGATTCCACAATCCGAAGTTATAAGCCCCCGCTCCGGAGTTCTTCATCCGGAACAGGTTGTGCCTTCCGTTTCCGTAGTAATAACAATATCCCTGTGGGAGCGTCCGCCCCACGCTCGTCTCGCCGTGCTTCTCCCGGTACCACCTTGTCAGGACATCCTGTGCCAGCCATACCAGGTCAGTGCCGTCATCCGACACCTTCCGGGTGCTGTGGGCGAATTGTGATTTCGCCCAGATTACACTGTGCAGCGTGGATCCGAATCTCTGGGTGTCCCACCGGTTGAGTATGCACCAGGCGACCATCGACATCTCTCTTTTGTCAAGGCCCCTGGCTTCCGCATACATGGTCCCGGCCACGGCCACCGCATCCGCATAGTGGTCATTCAGGAACCCCTGAAGGCTCGCTTCGAATTCCGCCTGTTCCGCTGCAGCGTTCTGCCGTTCGGTCTCTTCCTGCCACCATATCTTCGAGGCCTCGGATATGATCGGGTGGTCATTCTGCAGGCCCATGGAGCGGGCTATGGTAGCGATCTGGTTGGCCTGTGTCTGCATCTGCGTCCACTCAGCGCACACCGGTGTGACCGCCACCATCACCATCAGCACCGACAGGATCACTCTAATCCGTGTCATGGCTTCCACCCACTCTCTCGAACTGCATCTCATCGGCCCGTCTGCTTGCGATCTCTCCACCGCAGGCAATGTATCCGATGGCATCGACGTAGTTGTCCTCATGGAACTTGATGCCATTCCGGTTCCGTGCAGCCTTCATCAGTGCCATCATCCATGCCACGTCCTCCGGAGTGATCGTGATGGTCTCGCTCCCGAGATACGCTGTCCACATCTCTGCGATCCGGCCGAAGTTTTCCTCCGGCCCGCCATACTGACCTTCCCGGTCATGACATACGATGTCTTTTGCTTTGTTAAGAAATCCTGCTCTATTCATGCTTGCCTCCTAAAATAAACTGTATGGGCACTCGCCCTTCTCATAACTTGCCGGAGCAAGGCCCAGGGCTACCATCGCCTGATAAGCCCTGCACTTCTTCCAGCTCTTCTTCGGGTCTTCCGCTCTTGCCTGGCATCCGTCCTGTCCCTGACAGTATGCTGCAGTCACCAGCTCGCCCATGGTGTACAGGTCATCCTCCTTCACCAGCTTCTCGGATGCTGTGGCTCCGATGTCCCGATTGACCACCACCTGGATCGTGGAAGTGTTCAGCTCTTTCCGGAGCCTCTGCTTCACATCCGGATCCAGACGGCTGCAGTAAGAGGTCATAGCCTTCTCCGCATTCGTGTGAGCGGTCTTGAGTCGTTTTGCTTCGTCCGGTGTGATGTCGGGATTGGTCTCAAGGAATTCCCGAATCGCTCCACCCTTGCATCCCACGATCATCACCATTTCTCTCTGGGTCTTAGTCATATACATGAGTCAAGCAGCTCCTTCCATTCTTCCCATGTGATCCCGATGTCATCCAGCTCCGGACCATCAAAGCCCACTGCGATGATGGTGCCGACGAAATCGAATCCGCCCACCCTGCAGTTGTGCGGATAGCCTTTCAGCCGGCCTTCTTCATCACAAATGATGACCAGCCCCGCCCCGATCGTTACTACCTCGATATAGCCACCCACTGCAGACTGCAGCGTTGCAAGGTCGTCCGGGATCGTGGTCATTGTCCCATACTCTTCACCCGGCATCTTGATGATGCATTTTAACTTCTTCATTCTTCTCCTCCTTTCACCTTTTCCAGCTGCTCCTCGATCCATACAGCGAAGACCTTGTCCGAGATCGTGCCGGACACCCTCAGCTTCTTTATCGTCCGGAAATTCTTATAGAACTCGTTCACGGCTTCAAAAGACGCATTGCCCAGGATCTCAAACATTTCTTTGTAGTCGATGCCCTCCGGTGCTTGGAGATTCGGACAGGGTCCATCTTTCGGTTGGTTGCGATCTGTAACCTGCTCCTGGTACACTTCTCCTTCCGGCTCTTCGTACTGGATGCCCAGTGCCTCGCAGATCTGCTCCATGGTCTTCTTCCTTGGTACGCTCTTGCCGGATTCGAACTTGTAGATGGACTGCTCCGTGACCTTTGCCTTCTTGGCCAGTTCTTTGACCGTCAGCTGCAGGCTTTCTCTGGTCTCCCTCAACTCCTTCCCTGTCATTGTTCGTCCTCCTTCTTATCAGGCTCCCACTTCGGACATGTGCTTGCCTTCCGCACATAATCCGAGAGCCTTGGGCTGTGTCTGTTTGTGCAAAGGAATGTATTGTCTGCCAGTCTCAGGCTGTACCGGCATAATAAACAGACCTTAATCATACATGTACACCACACCAGTAAGAGCGTTCTTCACACCGACGATCTCCCCGTCTTCATTCCGGACCGGGTCCATGCAGGTGTAATCCGCTCCATACAGCTCCATCCAATCCTCCAGCATCATGGTGACCATCCACTTCTCGCCATTGCGTCTGTGGAACACCGCCGGAGCTTCGTCCTCTCTTGCGTCGCTTTTGGCCTGTTCCATTGCCTGGTACAGGTTGAGTCTCTCGACCCTCTTCGCTTCTATGTGGATACCTGGGAGCCCGACCACATCCGGATCACCATTGGCTCCGGAGAACTGCTGCCCTCTCCTGGCGTCATATCCATATTGCTGCAGGATCTTCGCCAGCTCCCTCTCTCCACGCTTGCCTTTATCTCGTGACATCTTGCCCATGTCGCACCTCCTACGATGAACTTTTTTAGTTCGTGCATTGTGGGTAATGAAGGGCAGGCGTTTACGCCCTTCATACCCCACACGAACGCCTGTGAAATGAAACACTATATATAAACGTTCTTCATTCAAAATTTCACCAGTGAAGAAGAACGATATACCGTTCTTCACAGCTTTTTTCAAAATGTTTTGAAAGAAATGAAAAAGCCGTTCTTCATTTTTTCAATTTCTTCTTTTCAGATGGCTTTACCACACCATCATCGAGCACGATTTTGTCGGTTTGCTTCAGGTAGTTATATATGGATCTTTCCGAGCATTCGATATAGTCGGCACAATCTGAAATGAAAGGAAACTCGCTGTTGTCGTTCATCCTGAACTTGTCGTAGTTGTACACATAATCAACGAGCTTCTCCACCCGGTCAATTTTCTCGGCCTTTCTTTTCTCGTTGTGGCCTTCCCAGTCGAGATCCATCTCTGTCGCTCCCTCCAGCTGCGTGACCTTGTGCAGCGGATAATCGAACACGACCTCGAATGGCTTTGCCGGTTTGAACTCCCTCAGGACCGAGGACACCCGCCACGCAGTAGCTCCTTCCGGGATGTCGTCTTCATACTTCGGTTGCAGCTCCAACATGTCCAGCAGCGCATCCGGGTCCCTGGCAAAGACTCCCGATCCGGAAGCCCGGTCCATGGCCCTCTTGCCTCCCTGAGCACCTTTTGAGTGGTGGTGACAGTAAATGACTGCACAGCCGAGCTCATTGCAGATCTTGTCGAACTCATTGCAGAACAGTGCCATGTCTCCAGCTTTGTTTTCGTCGCCCTCGATGACCTTATATATCGGGTCGATGATGACCGCCATATAATCCCGCTCCTTAGCCCTTCTTATCAGCTTCGGGACCAGACTCTTCATTGGTACCGTTTTGCCCCTCAGGTTCCAGATCGTGAGGTTCCTGATACCGTTCGGAGCGATGCCCATGGCATCATAGACCTCTTCGAATCGGTGGAAACAGGAAGTGTCTTCCAACTCCAGGTTCACATACAGGACCGGCCCCTGTTCGCACCGGAACCCGAACCACTCCCGGCCTTCAGCGAAGGCGATGGCCAGCTCGATCAGTGCGAAGCTCTTACCGGCTTTCGATGGTCCGGCCAGAAGCATCTTGTGGCCCTGTCTCAGGACTCCGCTGATAAGTTCCGGAGCGAGATCAGGGAGATTGTCCCAGACATCTGCCAGCTCCGTGAACTCCGGCAGGTCGTCCTTTTCTGCCTTGAGCCATTCGTCCCATTCATCAAAGGACTCCTTGCCGATATTTGTGGCCATGAGCCATTGCTTTTTATCGCCTCGGATAATGCCCGGCATCCGGCTGAGCCGTGACGGGTTCTTGTTCTGAGAGTCTACAGGGAAGTCATTCTTCCGCAGGACGTTGTAAAGGTACTCGACACGGCTCCGGTATTCCACATCACTCACTGCATCGATGTGGACGATGGCATGAATGCTCTTTCCTCCGGAGTAGACCATGGCTGCAACCGGCAGCTCCAGCTCCCTGATGATGGCCTCCTGCATCCCTATATCAAGGGAATCGGACTCTACCAGTGCGAACCGGTAATCCGTGACATTGGCATTCTTGACCCCGCTCCCATCCAGCGGATTGAATCGGATCCATGCCCCGCCATTCGGATCGTAGTCACCCAGCACTGCTCCGATGTCGCCTCCGGACATCTTCAGTGCCTGGATCAGTTCACCGGCCGTCCTGTCATAGGCCCCTTTGTTCTTCGGGACATATTTGTCACCATTATTGAAGGACTGCATGACATAGCCGACGATGTCGGATGGTTCAAAGAGTGCTTCCAGATAATCGGTGATATCCTTCACCGGGTCCCAGTTTGGAGAGATCTTCGTGTCTGGTCTCTCGAGCCATGACTTGTCGATGATCTTCACATCGTCGTCCAGCGTGATGACATCATCCCAGTCCAGGGCCCGGTCCTCCTTCCACGAAGACCAGCCCCGGTCCTTTGCCATCTTGACCACTGTCCCTGCAGTGACCCCGCTCCCCTGGAAGGACTCCCACTTCCGTTCACATTCTCCGGGATGGTATCTGTGGTCCGCTCTGGACCACTCATCCCACGCTGAACACGGCAGCCCCTCAGCCTTTAAGGCCATGCCAACATCTACCCATTCCTGGTATGATAACTCTGACGGGTCGATGGCACTCAGTGCTTCAAGTACATTTACCAATCCAGATCATCCTCTTCTTCATCCAGTGCCTTGAACTGTTCCACCGGGCGCAGGAATCTCTTCACCTCGTTGTACTTTTGGCCGTTGTACTCTCTTGTCCCGACCTTCACCTTGCCCTCTTTCCCGATGGCTCCCTTGAAGTCCATCTTCAGCGGTTCGCCCTTCTTCTTCATGCCGATGCATGTGAAGAACTGGGACAGCATCCTCTCGGTCTTGGAATGCAGGAACAGGTTGTTCTTCAGAGTCACATCTCCCAGGTCCGAGAACACCCGGAGAGACACGATGGCCTTGTTGCATGCCGGCAGGTTCTCACTGCCCGGGTGCCGTGCTCTCTCTACATCTTCCACACGGAAGCGGTAGTCGCCATCCGGCAGTAAAATAAACTCATCATCCACTGTGATCTCATCGTCCCAGTTTAATTCTCTTCCCATATCTTCAGCCATAATTATTTACCTCCTTAAAACGGTACTCTTTCGTTAATGATCATTGTCTTCACTTTGTCCCAGTGATCCAGCAGGACCTTCTGGATGAACTCCTCGTCATATTCCGTGATGGGTGCGGACTCCGGATACTCCTTTTTCTTCCTCTTGCCAACTACCTCACGGATCTCATATTCTTCGATGCCGTCCTTCTCCATGAGAGCGATCAGCTCCACAAGGTTCTCGGCCGGTTTGAAGCCTTCCGGGATCTCCGCTGGTTCTTCGGCTGGTGGTTCTTCTGTCGCCGGTTCTTCTACAGGTTCCGGCTTCGGTTCTTCCTTCTTCTTCGCCTTGCTCTTCTTCTTTGGTTTCTCTTCTGCCTTCTCCTCGCCGAACAGATGGGCGATGGAATCGAACGAGAAGTCCAGCTTCTCATCCAGCCCGAAACGATTCTTCGCATCCCATACCGGATGATGGGAAGTGTACATCACACGCTTGCCTCCGTGGGCCTTTGCCTTGCCGTTCTCGTCCTTGATGACGATGGTCTCATAGTTTGCGAACAGCAGCATGTCGGGCCACTCCTTGAGGAGCGGGGCTGTCTTCTTCTGCAGCTTCAGCTCCCATCTGTCATATGCTCCGGACTCGTCCGGCTGTTCGAACTTCCGCAGAGCTGCATGGGCAGTGATCACGATGTTGATGCCCTTTTCACAGACCTCTGTCAGTGCCCTGAGCATCCGGCCGAACTCCTCAGCCAGGTAGGTGTACCCTTTGCCATATCCGTAATCCTCGATGCCGGTCTTTCCTCCCTTGATGCAGACCTCCTGGATGCAGAGCTGCTCTGCCCAGTCTGCTGTATCGATGACCAGCGTTTTGCATGTGTCCGGATTGTCCCGGACGAAATGGATCTCGTCCTTCAGCTCGTTCCACGTCCGTGGAGCGGGAAGCCTGGACACGTCCATGTGCTTTGTGGACCCTTCCGTGTCGATAAACAACGGGTCCGGGAACTGGGAAGCGAAAGTGCTCTTCCCGATGCCCTCCGGGCCGTATACGACGGCCTTGATCGGGCTCTTCATTTTGCCTCTGATGATCTCCATATATCCTCCTCCTTTATTAATCACAGCTGTCGCCGTGGTTATACCAAACAAAGGGTCTTCCCTCGTTCTTAGTGATCCCGAACCCATAGAGGCCGTAACCCAGCCGGATGGACTTTGGGATCATCTCTTCTATCAGGACATTCCTGTCCTTGATGTTCATCTTGTCCAGGACCTCATAGGCCTCCTGTGAAATGGTGAACTTGGACATCTCCATTACATCACCCCCTTGCAATTCGGGTTGCGGTGGTATATACTTGCTATAAACTCGTTTTTTCGACGCTCGGCCTCCAGCTCCTTCTGGACACGGGCGTCCTCCATTTTAGCCTCATGCATGAGTCTCTTCTTCTCCTGCTCCCGTCTCCGGAGCTCTCTGTTCTTCTGGACTCTTTTGATGCCTCTGTCGTACTCCCTCCCTGCCATGAAACCCAAAGCCAGGGTACCGATCATTGCTAATGTTAACGCTGCCATGTTAATCCTCCTTTACTTCAATGATTCTCCATAAACTTCACTTAATTCTTCGGACAGCTCTGCTGCTCTGTCATAGTCTTTTCTAAGGAGTGCCAGCTGCACTCCGATCATGAGCCATTCCTTCCGCAGTTCGTTCTTCTCCGGGGCCCAGGTCTCTTTGCAGTTCATGATGCAGACCCAACGAGACTGCAGCTCGCCCTTGCTGGCCTTCAGGATCTCTTCTTTTGTCATGCGCTCACCGTCCTTTCATTCATGATCTTCGTGGCGATATCGTCACAGCTGTACCGCTTTCCTCTTCCTGATCCGAAGTGCTCCAGGCCCTTCAGCCAGGATTTTGTGGCCGTGGCTCCAAAGCCCAGGAATTTTCCGACCTCGGCCGGCGACATCACTCCCGCTCCTCCAACGGATGCGGACAGGTCCTTCTTAAGTTGTGTCTTTGTCACCTTTCGCCCTCCTCCTCTCCTTGTATGCGCAGATCGGGCAGAGATAACCTTTGCTGGTGTCTCTCGTTATGGAAATGTTCCACTTCTTCCTGCACATTTTGCAGATCGCTTCTCTGTGGGTCATTTCGGCTCCATCCCCGATCTGTTCAAAAACTCAGCGATGGCCTGAGCATCTTTTTCTTTTGACCAGATGCCGGTCACCACCTGTCTGTTCCCGGAGTGGTCTACCTTCTGGACATCCAGCTGCCGGTACACCTGATAAACCTTTTCTCCGCCGATAACATTCATTGAGACTTTCCACTCGCTCTTCATGTCCTCCTCCTTTCGCTTCTAAGGATTTTTTTGTGGAGTATTATCCACGTTTAGATTTCGAATGTAATTTCTTGATGTTTTCCTTGGCCTTCTCTTTCTGCTTTTCAGAAACAGCCTTTTTTTCGATTTTCCCGGTCTCGGGATCTTCCCACCCTTTACCTCTCCTGAACGGCCACAGGTAGCACTTCTTCACTGTGCAGTTCTTGACTTCCATGGCACTGTCTCCGGAGCACATGATGCAGTGCTTTCGGATGGCCTGTCGTGCTGTAAGTTTTTCTGCCATGTTCACCTCCTTCGTTTAGGTTTCTAAACCTTCAGGTTAAAAAAATAAGCATGCATCTCGTTTGGCGGTATGGACAGAATCCCGCAGGCCTTGAACATCTCCTCCTGGGTGAACTCGATTTTGTTGTTCAGTCTCTGACTGAGGGAACTTCTGTTGATTCCGAGCTGTTCCGCAAAGTTATCCTGCGTCCCGCACATCTCCTTGATGCGTCCTAATAGTTTCTGGTAGTTCCAGGTCATTCACTCACCTCCTTCTCTTGTTGTTTAGTAATCTAAACAACTTTAGTGTACAATACTTCCACCCCAGTGTCAATATAAAATTTTTATATTTCTAAACTTTTTTATGCATGAATTATTTTGCGTTGTGATTCCTAAACATTCATGTTATACTCAATGTAGAAAGAAGGATGGAGGTGCCACATGAAAACTACAGCTGAAAGATTAAAAGAAGGGATGGAACTTCGGAAGATGAAGCAGGCCGACCTTGTGCAGCTCACTGGTATAAGCAAGGGCGCCTTGAGCTCTTATCTATCCGGGCGGTACACGCCGAAACAGGATAATGTTTTCAAACTTGCTGCCGCTCTTAATGTGAGCGAAGCCTGGCTGATGGGTGCAGATGTGCCCATGGAACGATCCAGGCCCCTGATGTTTCCAGACGGCGACCTCATTCCGAGAAGCCGTATAAAAGTAGCCGACCTATTCCCAGAAGAAGCATTGAAGGAACTTAACAAGATCTCAGCCGTACGCATTCCGGTACTTGGTAAGGTCCCAGCCGGAGTCCCGATCGAGGAGATCGAGGACGTGATCGGATATGAAGAGATCACCAACAAGCTGGCAGAGCGTGGCGAATACTTCGCCCTGAAGGTCACAGGGGACTCCATGGAGCCGAAGATCCACGATGAAGATGTCGTGATCGTGAGATGCCAGCCGGATGCTGAGACCGGTGATGTTGTCATCGCCACAGTGAACGGATGCGACGGCACCTGTAAGAGATTGAAGAAGACCGACACCGGGCTGATGCTTCTTCCATTCAACTCCAGTTATGATCCTTATGTGTTCACCTGGAAAGAAGTCGAAGAAATGCCCGTCGTTATAATCGGGAAAGTTATTGAAGCAAGAAGCAAATTCTAAGGAGGTAACAACATGGCATTATTGAAAAGCAAAGAATCCAAAGAAGAAAAGAAGGAACGCAAGGAGCAGGAACTACTTGAGAAGTTTGGCCTTGAAGATCTGAGCGACCCGAGAGATGTCGAAGCCGTTCGAACGATTGCGAGAGAAATGGCCGGAAACAATTTGTTTGAGGTCGGCATGCTTCTCAACTTCAAAGCGAAGGAAGAAGATATGCTGCAGGTCTTTTATCAGAGGATCCTGGTGGAGCAGAACTTCATCATCATCCGGCAGCTGGATAGGATCGCAAAGCTCCTTGACAAATAATCTCCGAGAG